GGGCTGTAGATGCGAGAGTTAATTCCGAGAGACAATGTCTCAATCGTCGTCTTGTGGTCGGCCCGCAGCAAAGCGGAAACATTAAATTTGAAGTAGTAACGGTCGCTGCCAGCCGTCAATAGTTTGCGATTGCATTCTTCTTCCCATTTAACCAGCCAGCGCATCAGGCAGTTGGATAGATATGCCAAGTTTTTCTGCTCCAGTGAGTTATAGGAAACACTCGAATCGTCGCCGAGGATTGATTCTAGCAGAAACCAGAGGGCCGCATCCTGTCGCTGATAGCGGCGATGCTCGACCATCTGCGCTTCTTGCGAATTCATTTGCGTGACATTGGCCTTGATGCCACGGGTCAGCAAACCAACTTTGTCCGCATTATCGCTGCCGCTGTGGTAGTCGTTAAAATCCTTGATAAACTGTCGCGCATCTTCTTCTTTGCGAAACGCCTCCGGCGGAGCCTCAAGAAGCATTGCCGCCTTAAAGCCTTTCTGAAACCCATTCTTAATCCGATTGTCCGACTCAAGACCAATGGCCCATGAATCGCTAGCAACTTTCCACAAGCTTTTGCCGGCAAAGCCGTCGAAGCCCAAGCCTGGGAGATGCAGCACTTCGTCGTCGTCCATGGCGACATAATTTTGCTCTGACGGTCGGAGATACTTAAGGATCGGGTCGTCGATTGTTTCAGGCAAATGAATAAATCCCTTCACGCCAGCCACAACCTGCGGAGCAGTCCTGCCAGGGTAAAGCGGAATCAGTTCTACCGGCCTGCTGCCCTGATACCTGATGTAGGCGTACGCATTGCCCCATAGAAGAGCATGGCTCGTCAGAAGCTCCTTAAATACGATGGGCGTCTGCCAGTCGTTTGGAGCCAGCTTAAGGAGCTTATACGCAGGATGGCTCGACGCAACCTCTGAGCCACGTTCGTCCGGCATTCGGCGGTGGAGGACCAGCGGAAGCTGGCCGACGTGGCCGGCAATCTTGTTGACTGCATACCAAATGGGCGGGTATTTGATTGCGGTATCTGGCGTGACATATTTACCGCCCTGTGCCCCGACAAGCACCTCCGCAAGCCAATTGGTAAGATTCTTAAGATTAAACATGCTTGGCCCTTAAACGAAAAAAGCTCTGCCAGTCATCGTGGAAGGAGCAGCATTGACAGCGCGAAACGCCATCAGCACCGCCACCATCGGGTCGATCTTTTCCTTACTGTTCGCCTTGTCAAACATCCATCGATCCGCCCGGTCTTTTGTTACCACCGCGTTAGATGCACACCACCGCAGTAGTGGATCTCCATTGTGGACCAGCCGCTTTTCGTTCATCGCCAACAAAAATGCCCGGATAGGCTCATTAAATTGAGCGCAGTTCTGAGGCATCTTAATTGGCTTAAGCCCTTCCTGTTCGAAGTCCGCAGCAAGCTGTGCAGCCTGATACGGATCATGTGCAATATACTCAATTCCAAAATCCTCACATATTGAAAGCAGGTCGTCCCTAAGCTGCTGGATTGGGTATTTTATCACATTTAACAAGCCAGCAGCCTGAAACCCATAAAATGGTTGCTCTGCAAGGTTTCTGCGGGTGTCGGTTGCAAGGTAGGATTTTTGCTGTATTTCGTAGCGGTATATCGGCTGGCCCTCCTCGGACTCCCCGATTACGAACCGCGCCGCTATCGCAAACGATGCCAAATCGTCCCTGCCGCCAAGGTCAAATCCAGCGGCTACCGCATCGGCGTTGTGCCAGTCGGACAGTAGGTCAATGCAGTCATCCCAAACATCGAGGTCCACGGCGCGCTCCGTGCTGCTGACCATGACGTTGCAGTGGTATCGCATGAACCTATTCATCGCCGTCGAGTCAGCGCGGGCTTCGGCAGCCATTTCGTGAAGGTATTCGTCGTTGATGCTAACGCCAAGGTTCGGGTTAGCTTTTACCCAGCACTGCGGATCCAGCGGATCATCCGTTTCGTCAATTGAAGCAATGAACCCAAAAACACTCTCGTCGGGAAACACATTGTCGAGCACCTGCTTGATATACGAGGATTCTTCCTGCCAAATTAAACTGCGGTCGTCGCCGGCGGTTGTAATCGTACAAATCATCGGCTGTGGTCTTGCACCTGAGCCTGTGCGCATTGTGTCGTAGAACGGCCTGTGGTGTTCCTTCCAGGCATGCAGCTCGTCAAAAAACACACCATGCGGGTTGAGACCATCGAAGGGCTTGTCGCTGCCTAGCGGGCGGATAAAGCTTTTTTCCGATGAAAACGAGATGTTGTCCTTAACGATTTTGGCTCTACGCAGCAGCGCTGGTGATTGCCGAACCATTGCCTCAGAGTCGCGAAATAGCAATCTCGCTTGGTCAATCTTTGTCGCACCGATGTATACTTCCGCAGCCTTTTCTCCGTCGGCCAGCGCAAGGTAGATCGCCAATCCGCCGCACCACGTTGTTTTACCTTGCTTCCTGGCAACGCTTACATGAGCTCGCCGAAATCGCCTCGTGCCGTCTAGTCGCTTCCAGCCAAGGATGCAGCCATTCACAAACATCTGCCACGGAGAAAGCTCAAAGGGCTTCCCTGCCCATTTGGATTTTGCATGCCTGAATGCGACTGGAAAAAACAGACACGCATCCTCCGCCTCCTGCGAGTCAAAGTAATACGGAAAGTCAGGGTCTCGCTGTCGCTTTAGGTCAGACAAATGCCTTTCGCATGCACGGATAACATACTTTCCCGCTGGCTGGTCGCCACCAATAACCCGCTCGCAATAACGCTGAATTTCATGTAACGGCTCAGCATGCTCAATCAATTCCTATCCGCCCTCCGCTTGAGAAAGATCGCCATTGGATCAATCTCGTCCTCGCTCTTGGCCGGCATTTGCAAACTCGCCCTAGTTTGCGGTGTCCATCCAAACTGCCTGCCAAGCTTTTCGAGTCTATCAACAATTTGTGACCATGCCAGCCTCAAATCCTTGTCAAGCGGATCGGCGGCAAACTGCGGCTGAAGGATGCGGTACATTTCCCACGTCTCGCAGTAGACTCGCAGCGCATCGGAATCCAGCTTGGTGATAATTTCCTTGGGCAAAGTAGCGCAGATCCGCTTCCACAATTCCGCTGCGTGCTCCCCCATGTCGCCTGGGACTGGCAAGCTTGCCGATGGCACCTTGCTATCAACTCGCTTGCCGTGACGGTGCTCACGGTAGGTTCCGTCTTCGAGATGTTGTGCGGTGCTTTTTGGAAGCCGACCGCTGGCCCCTTTTTTACCTGGCATTGTCTTTCTCCTCTTCGTGGCGTTTCATGTGGCATTTCCGGCACATAGCCACAATGTTATTTGGATCAAGCCGGCGAAACCTATCGTCGGTAATCTTGATGACGTGATGGCACTCGGTCGATGGCGTAACACGTTCGTCTTTTAGGCAGTCATGGCAAAGTGGGTTCTGTGCTCGAAATCGCGCACTCATCAGCTTCCAATCGCTGCCATAACCATTCTGATTGGTTGTAAGCTTGTTCTTCCTGGGTCCGCATTTTTGGCAGCGCCCTTCCGTGACAGTTCCGCAGTGGCAAAATCTTAAGGTCATGGATCGTTGAATGCCGTTTGAAGAATCTTAAGTTGCCCAAAAGCATAGACTGTTTTTGGAGCAGACGCATCTCGCAATGCCCAAAACCGAATGCCAATTAATTCTGTTGCTGCCGATGGATATGCAAATGTTGCTACGTTATTGCTGGCTCCAGATACTGTAATGCTACTGTTTGGCACAACAACGACATCTGTTCCATCAAATTTATCGAAAACCACTTCAAGAGTTTTGCCGGCAAGGCTCAATGGCGTCGTGCCGTCCGATTGGTATACCGTAAGCGCTTGGTTAATTGTTTCGCCGACATAAACTTCAAGGATTGTCTCTGAGCCTCTTGTTGGTGCATACACAGAAGCCGGTAGAACATTGACCGACGCACTTCCGCCAGTTGGCGATTGCTCCAAAGCGTTTGTCGTAAAGCGATAGACCGCTCCGTCAAGTTCCATGGTAGTATCAAGTTTATCTGTTACACCTTTAACAGCAGCGACTTCAGTGTCGACATAATTGTCGATTGTGTCGATCTTGCCCTCG